CCCACTTCCTAACTTTGTTAAACTTATTCTTCGGTACTGTTAAATAAACCTCACGTAAAAAAGAATTAAAAGCGTTCAAAATTTGGTCCTGCTCACTGGCGACCCTTGATGGAATAATCCACCCTATAGTTTTTTCCGCTGAATTCATCGTTAAAGGCATCTTCCACATTCCTCCTTCATAAGTAAAATGGCGCCGCAAAAAGCTAGATTCAAATATTTTAACATACCCTGCAGTATGATCCCCTTTGAGTGCACTGGTGAAAGTCATTCCTAAATGTTTGGCACAAGCTTCAGAGAAATAAAAATTGTTGAACCATTCGCATTCTGGTGAAACTGCCGTTAGCATATCGTCGCCATATATCAAAGGTACCAGGTGATCTAAAGGATCCAATTCCTTCCCTTCCGGATGAGAAATGAACAAAAACACAATGATTACAGCTCCCTTCACAGTGTTATCTTCAGCTGTTCCATATTTTCCAGATGGAGTCATCATCACCATAATTAGATCTCCTAAAATATGTAGTACAGGATGCATAAAATCACTGAGTAATCCCTGCACGATCTTGAGAGCATCTTCCGTATAACCAAACTCTTTCAAGAAAAGGTAGATAATAGAATACGCTGCCCAAGTAATATCAGGACACATGGACAAATCGTATCCTGCGTAATCTCCTTCTACCAAACGTTCATCGCCAGGAACCTTTTCAGAAAAGTATAAGAGATGTTCAGCCAAGCTCTTTGCTTCTCTATGAGGATCAACTCCTAGTGCACATCCAAAATCGAGTCGATATTGACTCATCAAAGTGTACATGGGTGACAAAAACTGTTTAGATACAATTAAACTATCTAGCATGCCCGCATAAAAGAGTCTTGTTTTGCCACTTTCTATTTTCTTTACCTCTCTCGGTTCGTCTTTTGGCATACCAGTGAATATAATGGGACAATTCTCTCCCTTCAGATATCTCTCTTTGCGATCTAAAACTTTCTGCATTAAATTATCATCCGGCTCATACAAATCCATTTCTCCCAAAACAAAGTGATCTTTCTTTTTCCCTTTAAGTCCGAATCCAGCTCCTTTGCTTTGGTCCAACCGTCTTGTGTAGTAATCTTCTCTGGCCCCATTAATGGCCTCCTGCAGTGGTATGGGAGATAATTTCTTAACACCTCTTTTCCTCATTTTCCGAGTCCAGTTTTTTAATATGATGCGGATAGTCTTTCTCAAAGTTTTGCGATCGGCATGTCCTCTGTTTTTATTCATCTTTCTCAATGCTATATTATAAGGGGAGATCCACTCTCCTTTTTGATTCTTAAACGGTCGCATAGGAGGAGCACCAAAAGTTTCCTCAGCTATGAAATCCATTTGGTCATATAGCATTTCATGAACATGTTTATAGAAGAGAGTTTTCTTTAATTTACTCTTGTGATTCATCATAACGGGCTCATCCAGAGTCACATACACAAC